ATAGAAACACAGAAAGCAAGTCTTGATGTGGATATAGCTAAAGTTCAAGAAAAGATTGATGAAGCTACCACAGCGCTGACAGATATTAAATAATTAATTAAAAGGAGGGTTCTATATGGAACAGCCTAAAGAAGTAAAAACAGCATTAAAATTGACAAAGGCAGATCTAAAGATGTTAGTCAATGTGTTAGTAGCAACACCTACACAAAACCTACAATCAGCACAAAGTCTAATTGCTCTTAGTAATAAGCTGAGTAAAATGTTGGATGAATGACAACAGATATTAAATGCCCCTACTGTGGCACAACAGTATTAAAACAAGTATCTTTTAGAGGACAGTTTAACGCAAACCACAAGTGTCAGGTATTATCTCAGTTTAGAGGAACACGCCAAGAACATGCACAACCCCAACAAGCAGAGGTGGTATTAAAGGAACTGCTCTCAAAAAAAGAAAAGCAAACTAAATAGTGGTATAATACTATTGGTTTGAAAGAACGCTTACTAACTTATATAAGAAGTATAGGAGTCGTTGGAACTGTTGATTACGTTGTAGTCGCTAGTTTTAATGGCTCCTTTTTTGATGCCTTGGGGAGAAAGAGTAAAAAATGGAAGATATTGAAAAGTTTATTCCTATTTCTAAAATAGACGAAGATGAACGGATGGTTTATGGATACGCTTCCACACCCGATTTGGATTCTCAAGGGGAAATAGTAGAGATTGACGCTATTAAAAGAGCTTTACCAGAGTATTTAAAATTCCCAACAATTAGAGAAATGCACCAGCCTAAAGCTGTAGGTACAACTAAAACTACTGAAATAGATGGTGGCGGGTTGCGTATCGGAGCAAAGATCGTTGATGATGGGGCATGGGCAAAAGTAAAAGAAGGTGTCTTTAGAGGATTTAGTATAGGCGGGAGAATAAAAGATATGGTTGACAATGTGATAAAGAGCATTGAGCTTACTGAAATATCCATTGTTGATGTTCCTGCTAATAAGAACGCTGTAATAACAGTTTTTAAATCAGATACTAAGAAACCTAGAAACTATCAAGAAGAATATACAAAGATGTTAAAAAGTTACAGAGTGAAATGGAGGTGAGATCATGACAAAAAACAAAAAGGAAATCAAAGACGAAGTAGTTGAGGAAGTAAAAGAGGTTGAGGAAGTAAAAGAGGAAGTAGTCGAAGAAGTAGTTGAGGAAAAACCAGAAGTAGTTGAAGAAAAACCTATAGACGAGCCTGTAAAGGAAGTCGAAGGTGCTCCTGTAGTGGATGAGGCAAAGCAAGTTTCCGATAATCCAGTGGATCTCGCCAAAATTATGGAAAAACTTGATGCGATGGAAGATTCATATACGCAAAAAGTGGAAAAATTTGATTCGTTAACTAAATTAGATAAAGCTATCTCAAAAGTAGTTTCTATACTAGAGAAACATGAGGAGAGATTAGCTAAGGTCGAAAACACTCCTGCGGCTACAAAGACCAAAGGAACGTATTTAGTTGAGAAAGTTCTTGCTGGGAATGAAATCTCAGAAGACAATCCTGCTATCCAAAAGATGCAGGAGGAACTCGATGCTCTTATTAGTATCTCTAAATCAGATCCTAGTAGGTACGGTCGAGAAAACATGTCCTTAAAGGCATTTGACCTTAGAGATAAGATCAAGGCTTCAAAGGCATAATTATTTATTTGAAAGGTTATTAGATGGAATACAGTGAATTAACAAAATCATTGTTAAGTGATTCAGCTTTTCTAGGTCAGTTTAATGCTGAAATAGCAAAAGCAGCTGAAACTATCGCCACAAATACCTTCTCACCAGAAGACAGATCAGTCTTTTCTCCAGAGAATCTGGAAGAAGATGTGAAGTTGATGGTACCAACAGAGACTCCTATAAGGAACAGGCTTCCCAGAAGCAAAGGACTTGGACAGGCTACGGCTTGGAAAAGACTTACTTCTCAGCTTCAAACTGGTTCTGACGGTGTAAGCACAGGTACCAATACTACAATCGTTTTCGCTGATGCAGGTGCTCCAAGTGAGACCTCACAGGATTACGACGTTGTGTCAGCAGCTTATAAACTGCTTGGTAGGAAGATAGAAATGGGCGGGTTGGCAATTGCTGCCTCAGTAGGTGGAATTACCCCTGAAACCAACGCTTTCGAACATAGACAGAGAATCAAGATGATGGAAGTTATGTTAGGTGAGGAAGAACTTATTATCGCTGGAAACACCAGTACAAGTTCGCTTCAGTTTGATGGACTTGGTAAACAAATCACCACAAACTCAGGTACAGCTTCTTTACTAACCGCTTCTGGAATCAATGTTTATAACGAAACGTTATTCAGGAATGGTGCATCACCAACAATGTTAGTAGCAGGTGTAACTCAAACAAGAGCATTAGCAGATGAACTTCAAGGTTCTGGCTCAATTCAAAGAATCGTTGTCGACAACCAAGGCAATGGAATCGGTGGAATGAGACTATCCAAGATAGTTAACTCTATTGATGGATCTCTTATTGATGTGATGACATCCCGATATGTAGGAGGTAACGCCTTCTTGTTAACTGAACGATCCCCTTCAGGGCAAGTTTGGATTGACATGCAGGATTTAATCCCTATGTCTAGGGTGGACGTACCATCCAGCAACTTCAGTACTATTTCCTTCGTTTTAGAAGGTACAGTAATGAGACTTATGGGTGAACCGTTCCAGTATGAAATCGGTGGTCTAGCGATAACTCGCTAAACTCTGATTTTACGGATTCTACTTACCTCGATTAGTGGGGTTCGTTGAAGTAAAAGCTTCTTGTCGGTTGAGTGAGTTCATTCGTTTGGTTTGCTCAACCACAAACGAAAGGCAATAAGTTTAAAGGAAAAAGATGTCACAATATATAACAGTAAGTGATTTTAAAATTCAATATCCTGATGCAGACGTATCGAAATATGCGGATACTACTATTTCAGGGATGATTACAAGGGCTTCAGAAAGAGTTGATTCTTTTGTTGAATACTCTTTTGATTCTGAAACCATAACTGATGAATTAAGTGATGGAAATATAGATGAAGACAGTAACATAGTATTCTTTCCTAGAAAAAGACCTATTATTGATCTAACTGCACTAGCAATAGTAAAGGGTTCAACAACAATAGACATTAATTTAACTGATGGAAGTGATTCAAATATCTATAATATTCCTGAAGCGGGAGATAAAGTTTATATCCCTCTTTCTGTAATAACAGTTAATTCAGTAAGTGTAATAAACTTTTACTCTTTAAGAACTACAAACTTTATGTATAAAGCTTCTTATACTTGCGGGTGGGACACTATCCCTTATGAAGTGCAAGATGCTACTGGTCTTTATGTACTAGAACTCATGTCTAAAGGGCAAAACTTGGCTGGAGCGAGCATGGTTAGCCAAGGTGGTATCTCAATATCATATAGAGGTAATTCTAAGGGGAAAAGCGATTTTGTGCTAGATGCGGAGAGGCTTCTAACCAGATATAGAAAGGTTTCGGGTTTTTAAATGATTCCAATAATAACGCATAGGGCAGATTTTGAAAGCCTAGCGGAAGACTTAACCAACACAGACAAGGAAACTTGGGCTAGTGTTAGTGGGTTAACTGGCATGAAGGTCAATATTCAACCCGCAAGTGCAAATCCAAGTGAACTAGCTACAGGGGTGTTTGATAAAACTCATATTATGTTTATTGGTACAACAGCTTCTGGAGTTCAAGAAGGATATAGAGTAACAGTATCCGGGCTTTACGATGGGGAATTGAATAGAATATTTACGGTATCAGGAGTAGAAGATTGGGCAAAAGGTCCAGTACCACATTATCAACTTACTTTATCGGAGTTGCTAGAATGATGAAAGTAACGATAAAAGGCTTTGATGAGCTTATTAGGAATATGGAGGGTGGGAAGGATCTTTTTTATATAGAAGCTAGAAAAGCTTTAAGCAAATCTGTGTCGACAATACAACCAAAGGCTGTAGATAAAGCTGTTAGAGATACAGGACAGTTAAAAGGTTCTATTAGGAAAACTGTTAAAGGGCTAACTGGTGAAGTTATTGCAGGAGCTAAGCATGCTATCTTTATAGAAGAAGGTACAAGACCTCACTTTCCACCTGTTTCAGCTCTAAGAGGGTGGGCAGGAAGAAAACTAGGGAATCCAGATTTAGCTTATGCAGTAGCTTTGAAGATTGCTAAAGTAGGTACTGAACCTAAACCATTTATGGAACCTGCTTTAATGGAATCTTTACCTAGTATAGAGAAATATTTCACAACTATGGCTGATAACCTAGTTAGAGGACTTGCTAAATGAAAAGAATAGAAACAATTAAAAATGCTTTAGTTTCCAAGATGTCGGGTGTTTCTCACCTGAGACATGTGTATTCCTATAATACTGCTAGTCCAGAGGGCTATCCGTTTGCAACTATTGCTTTTGATACAGGGACTG